CAAGTATTTCATCATCTTTAAATCAATCAAATTCTCCTACAGGTAGTGATTGGACAACTACATATCTACCAAAAATTACAGGAAGTGGAACAATAGACCACTCACAAGCAGAAGTTGCAAAGATCTTCCATTGGAGAGAGTTTGGGAATGGTTCGGCAAATGGAGGAACAGGTGCTACTTATGCAGATGCAAGTATGGTTAATGGTACTGATAATATCGCCTATGTAATGGATGATGGGTTAACAAGTTTATCTGCTTATGATTATAAAAACGATAGTACTTATGGTCTTCTGAGAAATTCCGCTGGTAAGTATGTTTATATTACTTTTATAGGTACTGGGTTAAGTATGGATTCTCAAGCAGGAGATGTAAAAACTATAGCCCAAAATCTTCCTTATGGAACTCATATTCTTAAAATAGAAATACACGCTACAGATGCCGGTCAAGGGAAATGGTATATAGATGGTATTGAGGTAAAAAATTGGGATGGTTCTTCAGGTAATACCATTTACGAACACGGGCCATTAGCAGACATAACCTTCCACCAACCCAAGATGCCACCAATCCCAGAGGATGCTTGTATTTTGATGGACGTAATGCTGATGGCAGACCATGTAGTAAGAACAGCAGATGGTGTAGAGAAAATATCAAAAGGAGTTAGAACTGTTTATGCTACAAGAGATGTTTTTTATGATGCGGCAGGTGCTTTTAATGCCCCCACATTAGACCCTCGACAGGCTGGTGGATATTATATCCATAGAGATACAGAGTCAACTGTTTTATCAAGAATAACTGCATTTTCTACTAATGCAATAAAACTGACATATAATGCGGAGGCACGATACCAAGCATGGTACACAAATGATACTGCACATTCTTCTGCGGATACCACAACTAAAAATGGTGCGGCTTATGGTTCTTATTATCATCCTACTGCCGCAACTACTCTTGGACAGAATATTTATGACCAGTATGGTGCTGGTGTTAGTGCATTACAGACTGCTGGTTATGAAATTGTTTCCCCAATCCACACATCATCACACTACCAGACCTTTGAAACACCCTTCCTGCATGAGTTAGTAGGAGGTGATCGAAACATGGAACAGACTAACCTTGTGGTTACTCCAGATGGTAAGACATGGGATGAGGTGACTAGGGATGTGAGTTATATTGGGAATCAACGTGTTGTTACCACAACTGATTCCACTTTTGGCTCAGGTACTCAAGTTATATTCGATGAGTGGAGAGGTAATCCGGGCGGTTCCCCAACTGTAAAATTTGATACTTACAATAAAGATTGGGCAATAGCACGGGATAAATTAATTTGCTTAAAAGATGGGGCATACCAACTTTCAGCTTCCACCATAAGTAATACCGAAAATGACTATGTGGTAAGACTATTAATAAATGGAAGTTTGGTAACACAACTCTACAAAAGTCCTTCTCATTACACAATAGGTTCGTGGACAGTAAATCACATCTTCAAAAGAGGAGATTATGTAGAACTATATGGGGTTTGGTTTGGGTCTACTTCTTATGGTAGATTTACAATTAACAGGATTTAAAATAAAAAGGGTTTAACTATGTTTATATCACACAAAAGCAACGTACTCCAGCAAATCCACGAAACAGAGTGGCAATGCAGGAGAAAAGCAAAAGGATTAGACAAGTCTGAATACTGGACATGGCTTGCTTCCATTACAACTCAGGATGATGATGGCAATGATGTAGTCACATATCCTTCTGAGGACTTCACAATCGTTGAATGTACTGATGAGGATGTACAGGCAAGACTGAATCAGCTTGGTGATTATCAAAGCAGTTCACCAGAAACAGGAACAGTCTACAACATCACATGGTCAGACTCTAAGGTAAACTGTGAAGAAGTCTTGGACATGGATGGAAAGAGTCAAGACCCTAAAGTGTATGTTCAATCCCATTTCAAAGGTAACGATTCGGACAAAAATGCCCGATTGCTCGCAGACAAGTGGGTGAATGTTCGTAGAGATAGAGACAGGAAATTAGCTGAGACTGACTACTTAGCACTCTCTGATTCTACACTAGCATCTGACATGAAGACCTACAGGCAAGCACTCAGGGATGTACCTGAAGATAATGCTGATCCAGATGATATAACTTGGCCTACTAAACCGTAATGAATGAAAGTACACAAATCACTATTAGGTGGAGCTGGGAACGCATTAGAAAACCGAAAATTATTGAATTTTTGGGCAAGGTTTATAATAGCTATAGCCAATAGTTTCACCTTTTTATTTTTAATTGGACTTTTATTTTTCGTCAACATAAAAGAAGATTCTAGGGACTTGATTAACATACTAATCGGAAGTTATGTAGCTGTTATTATTAAGATTTCAGATCACTACTTTAAAGACCGGAAAGAAACAGGGGATGAGGAAAATTAACTATGGCATTACACGAAGACATTCAGCAAATTTCGGATCATTCTTTATACAAAACAGTTGCTCCAATCGCTACAGCAATTATGCTTGCCAGCATTTCTTGGATTTTTACAATGGTTCTTGATTTGGAAAACAAGAGTTTGAGGAACGAACAAGCAATTACTGTCATCCAGAATGACTCAGAAGATGTCTGGGATGACATAGAAAAATTACAATCTGACGTTACAAATATAAGAATCCATATAGGTAACGGATATGGTAGCCCACATGATAGATAAGAAGAAAGGATAATATGCCGTTTCTAGTACCAATTTTGTCAACAACATTTACTTCAATGATAACCGCACTATGTACTCAGAAGGTTATCGAGACTACATCACTATTGCTTCTTTCTTATTTAGCATCAAAGACTACTAATACAGTTGATGATAAATTAGTAAAAATGTTGTCTGAAGCAATTGATGAGAAGAATAGTAAATAATTCCATCAAGGTCTTATTTTACTCCGTAGAACATTTTGTAAAATTGCTTTAACAGGGATAGCTATGTTAATTACGCCTAATTTTTCAGTCTCAGAAGTACAGTGTCAATGCGGCTGTGGGGCAGCCGATATGGACGAGGAATTTATGCGGATGTTGCAAGCCTTGAGGGAAGAAGCTGGATTTCCGTTTAGGTTGACGAGTGCTAGGCGGTGTGAAACTCACGATGCAAATGTTTCCAGTTATAAAAAATCGAAAGCCGGGATTCATACATACGGAAAAGCGGTTGATGTAGCTGTTGGCAATATTAATACTACAAAAACTCTGCTCCTAATAAAACAAGCGCAAGATATTGGATTCACAGGGCTGGGACTAGCTTTACGTGGTGCAAGGCCAAAGCGTTTCATACATTTAGACAACCGAGGCATGGGGGATTTAGAAGGGGCTAAGGCATCTTTACCTGCAATCTGGACATACTAACTATGGAGATTCGCTTTGAATTGGAAGATAGGGATGACATTGTTGTTGAGTTTGACTGTGATTTTCTCTGTGAAAATTTCAGCGACAGAGAAGACTTACGCTGGAACCTACACAACGGAAACTATACGCCAATTGTGGCAAATGTGTTCTGTGGCTCATCAGCAAGCGAGAGTAGAACCAACAGTTTACTTCCCACAGTGCGATTGCGCTGTGGACACGATGCGACAGAATTATGATAATTCTTCTGTTTTTTTAACTATGGGAAAGCCGGAGTCAGAAAAATTAGCTGTTTTGGTAAGACTGAACTGCAACGAATACAGGATTAGTGGCGGAAGAACTCAATAAATTAGAAGAAATTGAACGCCAGATTCAGGCGGCAAAAAGACAAAAACTAGCTCTTGAATGTAAGGAAGATTTTTTAAAGTTTGTCAAGTTCACAATGCCGAAAGTGAATGCGCCAAACGACATTGAACAGTCAATATTTGAGGATGCAAGGCATCACAGAGTAATTGCAAAAGCATTAGAACAGGTAGCAAAGGGGAAGATTAAACGGCTGATAGTAACGCTACCGCCCCGGCATGGAAAATCGGAGATGATCTCACGGAGATTCATTCCATGGCTCATGGGGAAAGACCCTTATAAGTCGATTATATTTGCAACATATAATGAAGATTTCGCACAAGATTTCGGGGCTGATTGCAGAAGTATCATGGCAGCTCCACAGTTTAGCCAAGTTTTTCCGGGGTTTGCCTTTAGACAGGGAGGGGCTTCAAAGTCTCGTATACAGACTGAAAATGGCGGTATGTCAGTTTTTGTCGGTAGGGGAGGCTCTATTACTGGGCGTGGTGGCGATGTTTTACTTGTTGACGATCCTATTAAGGACAGCGTGGAAGCTCAGTCTCCAACGCTACGAGAGACACTTTGGTCTTGGTTCACGCAAGTATTTATGACCAGACTGATGACTGAGAAGTCAAAAGTCGTAATAGTAACAACACGCTGGCACGAAGACGATTTAGTCGGGAGATTGACTGATCCTTCTAACCCACATTTTACTCAGGAAGAGTGCAGTAAATGGAAGATCATCAATTTGCCAGCGTTTGCTGGAGACAATGACCCACTAAAACGAGCAGAAGGCGAAGTTTTATGGCCTGAGAGATTTAACAAAGGTTTTTTAGAGGCTCAGAGGAATTTAGACCCAAGGGGATTTTCTGCATTATACCAACAGCAACCCAGCCCGGAAGATGGAGATTTATTCCAGAGGGAAAATATACAGTTTTATGAGAAAAAAAACTTACCGAAGAATTTAAAGATATATGCTGCTTCTGACCATGCTGTCGGTATTGATAAATCAAGACACGATTTAACCTGTTTATTGGTTGTTGGGGTAGATGAAGAAGATGATATTTATTTAATTGATTGCTGGTGGTCAAGACAACCCACAGATGTTGTAGTTAAGGCAATGCTGGGATTTATGGCAAAGCACAAGCCTCTGATCTGGTGGGCAGAGAAAGGCCACATTACTAAGTCGATTGCACCCTTTCTACGGAAGAGGATGTTTGAAACAAGCACACATTGCCGGATAGAAGAAGTAACGCCAGTAGCGAATAAAGTACAGCGAAGCCAGAGTATGATTGGGAGGATGGCAATGAAGAAAGTCTTCTTTCCTAAAACAAGTTCCTGGGGGGGTAAGGCAGTAGATGAATTGCTAAAGTTTCCTAATAGTAGGCATGACGATTTTGTAGATACTTTGAGTTGGATTGGGATGGGATTAGGGGATTTAAGATCACCAAATGGATTAAGACCAAAAAACAATTTCCCAAAAACCGGGACAATGGCATGGATCAAATGGGATGCGAAAATAAGACAAAAAGAACTAAATCTTTCACAAAATTCAGGTTGGTAAATGGAATTAAATATTGAACAGATTACAGTAGAGGCTGTCGAAGAAGAAGAAAAAGAAATTCCTGAAAGAAGGAAGGCTTTAGTTTCTCAGCTTGTCGGCAAAGTTAAGTCTGCAAAGCAGTACCATAAAAAAGCATTTGACCAGATGCGTGAAGATATGGAGGCGGTATTCAGGGGTTATGGAGACAAAGGCTGGAACAAGGAAAACTACGTTGCGAATATCCTACATAGACACGTTCACCAGAGAACTGCTGCACTCTACGCCAAGAATCCCAAGCCTGTTGCTTCCAGAAGGAAAAGATTAGATTACAAATTCTGGGATGGTGATGAAGATACTTTAACTGAAGCATACAAAGGGATTCAAATGGCAGCTATGAAACAGATGCCGCCTAATCCGCAGGATGCTCAAGTAATACAGGATTACGAGTCTGTTCAGCAAGGCAGGAAAATGCTGGATAAGGTTGCTGAGAGTCTGGAGTTGTTGTTTTCATATTACATGGATGAACAGCAACCTACGTTCAAAAGCCAGATGAAGTCACTTGTTCGTAGAGTGATTACAACCTCAGTAGGATTTGTGAAGGTTGGATACCAACGAGAAATGGACAGGCTGCCGGAAGTATCAGCAAAAATGTCTGATGTTCAAGCGCAAGTTGATCATTTAAGGAGACTGACCCAAGAAGCAAAGAAGGGTGACATTACAGAGGTTGATGCTCAGATGGAGGAGCTGCTTCTGAGTTTGGAAGCACTTCAGAATGAGCCATTAGTGACAATACAGGAAGGTCTGGTTTTCGATTTCCCAGAGTGCGACTCAATTATAGTAGACCCAATGTGTCGGCAGCTCCGAGGTTTTGTCGGTGCAACTTGGGTAGCACATGAATTATTTTTAAGTCCTGAAGAAATTAAAGAAATCTATGATGTAGATATTGAGCAGGATTATCTTGCATACGATATCAAAGGCAAGGAAATGTCTTCAAGGGCAAACTATAAGTATCGTACAGAATTTTTTGATGGTCAAGCTGCGGATAATATGCGTGAGGGACTTGCATTGGTCTGGGAGATTTACGATAAAAACTCTGGTCTTAAATATGTAGTATGCGATGGATATGAAAATTTCTTGGAAGAGCCGGATGCACCACCTGTCAAACTAGAAACCTTCTGGCCTTTCTTCTCTTTGACGTTTAATGAGATTGAACACAAGGATCACTTATATCCCCCAAGCGATATAAAGCTCTTGATGCCAATGCAACATGAGTACAATCGTGCAAGGCAAGGACTTAGAGAACATCGAAGAGCAAATAGGCCGAAGTACGCAGCTCCGGCAGGGATGCTTGAAGAAGATGATAAAGATAAGCTACGTGATCCACCAGCTAATGCAGTCTTGGAATTACAAGCTCTAACGGCTGGTCAGAAAGTAGATGATGTATTGCAACCAATCCGGCAAATAGGGATTGATCCTAACCTATACGAAGTGAGAACTATATTTGATGATGTCCAGCTAGTTGTAGGTCAACAGGAAGCTAATTTCGGTCAAGTATCGAAAGGTACAGCCACCGAAACTAGCATCGCTGAATCGAGCAGGATGAGTGCCATAGGTGCTAATATTGACGATCTCGACTCTTTTATGAGCGAAATAACCAGAGCGGCTGGACAAGTATTGCTCTTAGAAATGAGCAAAGAAGAAGTAATAAAGATTGTAGGTGCAGGTGCAGTTTGGCCTGAGTTTTTGAGGGAAGATATTTTAAATGAAATTTTCTTGGAAATTGAAGCAGGAAGCACAGGCAAGCCGAATAAAGCTGCTGAACTACAAAACATAGAGAGAATTATTCCATTCCTCATTCAAATACCGGGTATTGATCCTAAGTTCCTTGCAAAAGAACTCTTGAAAAGATTGGATGATAAAATGGATGTATCAGAAGCAATTGCGAATAATATCCCCTCAATTGTAGCGCAAAACATGGCGCAGGGAGGAAAAGGAAATGTCGAGAGAGGAAAGGGAAGTCCTGAATCTCAAGGAAGACAGGGGGGCAATAATGCCCCAAACCCAAGTCAAGGCAAACCGCCTGAATTGGGTAATCAACAACCAGTATTAAACTAGACGTATTATGGAAAACGCTGAAGAACAAATAACTGAGGATTCGTCATCCGAAGTTACTGAAGCACAATCAGTTGACGAAACAGAGGCATCATCGTCAGATGCTGTGGAAACCGAAGAGAGTTTGCTATCAGTTGTGCAGGATGCACTCCCGGTAGATGAACAGTCTGAAGAAGTTCCACAAGAAGAAACGGAAGACGAGGTTATGGAGGTTCAATCCGAGGAGACAGTGGAAGCGGAAGCTGAAGATGATTCTGAAGATTATTCCAACGTACCTTTTAACAAGCATCCGAGATTCCAGAAACTCATTGCCGAAAAAAATGAGCTAAAGGAACTTTCAAGTCAATATAAAACGGATAGCGAACAGTATAAAAAAATTACTGACTTTATACAGGCAAATAACCTTTCTGCAAAAGATGCAGTTGAAGGTTTTAAAATTATGTCTGCATTGCGGAATAATCCTGAAGAGGGTTATAAAATACTGCAATATCACATGGATAATGTTGGGGATTTAACTGGACGTAATATACCGAAAGATATTCAGGCGAAAGTCGATGACGGCTATTTGGACGAAGATGCCGCTAAAGAACTAAGTCAAGCCAGAGCAAGTTTACATCGTGAACGAGCGATGCGTGAGCAAACTCAAAAGAGATTTACAAACGCATCTCAGTCTGCAAATGAGGCACAAATGTCTGATGCAGTCAAGGCTTGGGGCGAACAAACTTTAGCAAGTGACCCGGATTTTTCTCTCAAACAGGATGAATTTAACGACAGAATATCAGCGATTGTTGCTGAACGTGGAACACCTAAATCTCCAGATGAAGTTGTGCAGATAGCGAATGATGCTTATGCAACAATTAATGAAAGATTTAAGTCGAGACAACCCAGCAAACAACCAATGAAATCGTCAACTAAAGGTAAACTTGGTGGAGTACCAGTTGCGGAACCGGGTAATATGAGAGACATAGTTTCTCAGGCTTTGCAAATGGAAACGTAACTCCACTATATATAAGGAGTTATCATGGCAGCACTTACGACTGCTCAACTAGCTAACGTGGCTAACGCTGCGTTGGACTATTATGTCGATAAAGGGAAGATTACATCTTCTCTTTTGGAAGACAAGCCATTGTTAGCAGCAATGGAAAAAAACAGCAAGACCATGCCCGGTGGTAAGGGTAATGTTAGCCTTAACTTGTAGGGCATTTGTGTAGCAATGCACATTAAAAAACTCTGTGAATTGCTGGGAACTCCAGAACGGACAATCAGCAGCCAAGCCCTCAAGGAGGGAAGGTTCAACGACTATTCCGAAAGGAAGTACAGCCAAGTGGCTGGAAGCGCAGAGCATCTTCTGGTGTGGACGGACTAGATGATGATATAGTCTATTCTTATATGGAAATATAAGCAGCCCTTACAGGCGGTTTAGAATTAACGACTCTAAGCGAATACAAAGTGCAGTAAAAGGTGTTTATACCAGCGGAGTTGCTGGGTACGTTGCGACTGATACAGTCACATATGCAAACCCAACTAATATCCAAAGGGTAAACTATCCTTGGAAGGAACATCACACAGGTATTAGTGTGACTCTCACCGAATTGAAGCATGACGGAATCTCCGTTTCTGATTCAACAACTGGTGAAAACACATCATCCATGTCAGGGCGTGAGCAACACGCACTAGCTAATTTGTTAGATGACAAATTGGAAGACATGGCAGAGGGTTATTCCAGAGGAATGAATACTCTTCTGTATGGTGACGGAACAGGCGATGCAAAAGCACTCGCAGGGATACGTTCCATAATTGTAGAAAACCCAGCAGCAAATGGTACTACAGTTGGTGGACTTTCAACTGTTTCTAACACATGGTGGAGAAACCGAGCAGAGCTTGCAATCAGTACATCAGCTACTGGTCAAGTTTTGATTGACAAACTTCACTCTGAGATTCGACAACTCCGCAGATATGGGGGAAGACCTTCCATTGCTGTATGCGGAAGTATA